CTTTTCTAAGCGAACAAGAACAAAGGGAGTTTAGGATAAATTGTGATGATTTTTACGAATACATGGATTCAGAAATAGAAAGTTTTGAAGATTTTATAGACTTTGCTTTTGATTGGATTGATACACCGCAAGGTAACGACTATTGGATGGAAATTTCTAATCGCAAAATATCATGATTAGCATAGCACAATTACAAAACCTAGAGTTTGAGTATGAAGAAGTATTAGAAACATGGTCTTATAAAGATATTTTAGTGTATTTTTCAGAAAGTGATATGGTAGTTCATTTAAATACTTTTGAATTATACGGAATAAGAGATGTAAGAGATTTAAGAAAATTAATTGAGTTGGTTTATGGAAGCTAAACAAAAAGCACTAGAGTTAATGCAAAGGTTTAACGAGCCTACTATGCAATGGGACGAATTAGACGGATTTATTCCACACAAACACAATGCTAAAACTTGCGCATTAATTTTATGGGATGAGATATTAGAAGTCTTAAATAATGAAGAAAATGTTTATTTGATAGGAGATTCTAGTTACATTAATTTCTGGAATAATGTTAAACTTGAAATAGAAAAGTTATGAGAAAATTTAACAGAAACGAACCGCTTGGTAAAAACTTTGAACGAATGATTTACGGAGTGGCAATAGTTGTTATTTTTGCAATAGTTGCTAAATGTAGCGGAGTAATGCCTAAATGATTTATAACATGAAAAATTGTAAATTAATTGATGAAAATATTGCTTTTGGAAAAACAATATTATGTACAAAAATATCTTGGTCTGAAATAACTCAAAAATTAAATAAAGTAAAAGGTAGATATTTTGTTTATTTACTATTAAATAATGATAAAGTTATTTATGTAGGTAGGTCTTTTAATTTATTTTGTAGATTAGGTTGGCATAAATACAGAAAAGATTTTAAATATATTTATTTAGCTGAATATGAAACATACGCTGAATGTTGCCAAGCAGAAAAAAGAATAACAAAATATTACTATCCAACCGAAAATAAATTGTGGGTTACTTATGGTTAATGATTTATAAATATAGCGGAGTAATTCCTAAATAAATTGTCCAGTTTATTAGTTAAAAAACATGACAAAAACAATCATTTTAAAATAAAGTTGTACATTTGAATAAATATTTTATACTTTGAGTGAACTTTTAAAACTTGTTTCAGAAAAGCATAACGATTGGATAAGGATTGTTAGGTCGTTTGGCGAAGTAGATTTTCACGAAGATATAGTTCAGGAAATGTATCTAAAAGTTCACGCACACAAAGACAAAGATGTTTGGATCAGGAATGATAAATTAAACGTTTCCTATATTTATTCAATACTTCATAACTTATTTTACGATTTACAAAGGAGCAAATCAAAGGTTTTAAAAGTTGGGGTTGAAGTTTTAGAAAATTTTAGCGACAATGATTTAAATTTTGATATTGAAAAGAATGAGCTGAATAAAATAATTGATAGCGAAATTCAAAGCTGGGACTTTTATGATCAGAAACTTTATGAAGTTTACACAATTCACGAAAAGTCAATCAGAAAAATACACAAAGCAACTGGAATAAGTGTAAGGAGTATTCACACCACTTTGACTAACTGCAAGAATAGAATAGTTGAACGAGTTAATAACGAAATGAAATGAAAGAAATATTGAATATTTTAAACGATGCAATTATTAATCTAAATAATGAAATTGCACAATACAAAGATTCAAACAAATCTTTGTGGAAATCAAATGAGCGTTTATATGAAGAAAATAGAATGCTTAGAAATGATTTATACGAATTAAGCAAAATGTATCAAGAATTAATAAATAAGAAATAATGGATAAAGGATATAAAAAATCAGTTGATTTGTGGATTGAATCTCAAGAATTAATAATTAAAGAATTAGAATTAAAAGTTGATTTTACAATGCAAAATATTGTTATAAGTCAAAAAGTATTGCAAAATGCAAGTGAATCACTTATGCACGAAATAAAGCAATTAAACGAATATATTAAAAATAAGAAATAATGGGAAGACCAAGAAAAAAGGCACAAGGATTAGGCGATACAGTTGAAAATGTTTTAGAAGCAACTGGAATAGCAAAAGTAGCAAAGTTTATATTGGGGGAAGATTGTGGATGCGATCAGCGAAAAGAAACGTTAAATAAATTGTTTCCGTACTCAAAACCGCTTTGTCTTGAAGAGAGTGAATACAACTATTTACACGAATTTTTTAAGAAGCCAGTAACAACTTTAAAACCTAGTGAGCAAAACGAATTGTTAAGGATGTACAAACGAGTTTTTAATTCAAAACAAGAAGCGACTAATTGTACTTCATGCTGGATAAAAATCATTGACGAGCTAAAAACAGTTTACAACGAATACAAAGATTAATGAATAGCGTTAAGACTAAAATTTCAGAAATAAAATTAAATCCTAATAATCCAAGATTAATAAAGGACGATAAGTTTACCAAATTAGTACAGTCAATTAAAGACTTTCCTGAAATGTTAGATATTCGACCAATAGTAGTAAACGCTGATATGGTTATTTTGGGCGGTAACATGCGATTTAAAGCTTGTAAAGAAGCAGGATTAAAAGAAGTACCAATTATAGTTGCTGATAACCTTACAGAAGAGCAACAAAGGGAGTTTTTGATTAAGGATAATACAAGCGGTGGAGAATGGGACTTTGAAATGTTAGCGAATGAATGGGACGTTGAGCAATTAGATGCGTGGGGCTTGGATGTAGGTGGATTTGATTTAGATAGCGATGAATTAAGTACTGATTTTAGTTTGCCAGACGGAGATAAAGCACCTTTTCAGCAAATGACTTTTACTTTAGCAGATGAACAAGCGGAGCAAATAAAAAATGCAATAGCAGATATTAAAGAAACTGAAGAATATAAGTATGCAGAAACAATGGGAAACGAAAACAGCAACGGTAATGCACTTTATTTAATTATAATGCAATGGGCAGAGCAAAGGAAATAATTGTTAAAGTAATTCCAAGTAAAATTGCAAACGATTTTGTAAAAAAACATCACTATTCTGGTAAAGTTGCTCCAAATTCAAAATTACATTTTGGTGCTTTTTTAGATAATAAGTTGCATGGAGTTTTGAGTTTTGGAAGTCCAATGGATAAATCAAAAGTTTTGCATATTGTACAACCTTGTTTATGGAATGAAATGTTAGAACTTAATAGAATGGCATTTGATGATTATTTGCCAAAATATTCAGAAAGTAGATGTTTATCTATTTGTTTTAAATTAATTAAAAAAAACGCTCCGCATATAAAATGGATATTATCATTTTCTGACGGTGTTAGTTGTGGAGATGGAACTATTTATAGAGCAAGTGGTTTCAGTCTTATTCAAATAAATAATAATACAGATATGTGGAAACTACCAAGCGGTGAAATAGTAAGCGGTAATACATTAAGACAATCGGGTTATACAAGTTGGTTAAAACCTTATGTAAGTATTGATAAATTTAATGAATTAAGAAAAGGTAAATCTAGTAGTGTTTACGTTTTAAAATATATTAACGCAGAAAAGTTGAAAGGAAATCAATTAAAATATATTTATTTAATAGATAAAACTTGCAAAATTACAGTTCCTATTTTATCATTTAGCAAAATAGATGAAATGGGTGCAGGAATGTATAAAGGAAAAAAAATAACAATAGCAGAACGAAAAGAAAATAATTAGTATATTTACAAATCAATATATGCGTGGTTAGCTTAAATAAAAAGCGTTAAGCATTCCAGTTTAAAGATGGGGTTTACAACCACCACCACGCTCAAAGCCTAAAAATTATGGCATACGATAAGAAAAAGATATTTGAACAAGCAAAGGAAATGATAGTTAAGCACAAACTATTTTTTATTGAGGATATTGTAGCTTTTATTCCAATTTCTAAAAAAACTTTTTACGACTATTTCCCAATAGAAAGTAACGAATGTAACGAGCTAAAAGGAATGTTAGAAATAAACCGTACAGAATTAAAAGTTTCAATGCGTTCAAAATGGTATAAGTCAAACGCTCCAGCACTACAAATGGCTTTAATGAAATTAATAGCAACTCCAGATGAATTAAAGAAACTATCAATGCAGTATATTGAAAGCGAAAACAAAAATACGAACTTCGATATTTCAAATATTTATGATAAAGAAGCACAAGAAGAATTGGAATAAGTTAGGAAATCAAACAAGGTACTTTGTTGTAACTGGTGGACGTGGTAGTGGAAAATCATTTGAGGTTGGTAGGTTTACCAGCCTTTTGTCATTTGAAGTAGGGCATAGGATTTTATTTACAAGGCAAACAATGACTTCAGCGCACCTTTCAATCATTCCTGAATTTAAAGAAAAGATTGAATTGTTAAACCTTAATGGAAATTTTGAAATAAGAAAATCGGAAATACTAAATACACAGTCAGGAAGCGAAATAATATTTAGAGGTATTAAAACAAGTTCAGGCGATCAAACTGCAAACTTAAAATCTTTGCAAGGTGTAACGACGTGGATTGTTGATGAAGCTGAAGAGTTAACAGATGAAAATACTTTCGATAAAATAAACCTTTCAATTAGGCAAAAGGGAAAACAAAACAGAGTTATATTAATTTTAAATCCTGCAACAAAAGAACACTGGATTTATAAAAAATTCTTTGAAGAAAAAGGAGTAAGCGAGGGTTTTAACGGGATCAAAGACGATGTTACATACATTCACACAACGTATTTAGATAACATTGATAATTTAGATAATTCATTTATAAATGAAGTTGAACGAATTAAACAAAACAATCCAACTAAATACAAGCACCAAATATTAGGTGGGTGGCTAGATAAAGCAGAGGGAGTAATATTCACTAATTGGAGTATTGGAAAGTTTGAGAATGTAGGTACTTCGGTATTCGGTCAGGATTTTGGGTTTAGCAACGATCCGACAACGCTAGTTGAAACTTCAATAGACAAAGCAAACAAGAAAATTTACTGTAAATTACACTACTATAAAACGCACCTTACAACGAGCGATATTTTACAACTGAATACAAACTATGCTAATCGTAGTTTAATTGTAGCAGATAGCGCAGAACCACGTTTAATTGCAGAACTA